GAGCACGGTTACAAGCCAAGTTAATGGGTCGCTTGTTTTAATTTATAACCTATAACCTGTAGCCGGAGTGGTAATAGCGGCTCACCTACCACCATCAGTGGGCCGACCTTGGACGTTAATGGCAAGCATTTACCATGGGCGAAGGACATCCGTCCTAGCTTTAGTCATGGCTATCTTGGCAGCTGTAATAGTACTTGCAGCGCAGGACAAAACAACAACAGCATCCTGAAGGTCAGTGACCAGCTCTAAACAAGTTGTCGCTAAAGACCCAGCTGCATTTATAACAGTCGAACCAAGATAAGTAATTGCACCAATACCATAGGTTGCAGCTACATTAATCGCAGTAATGGAACCTCCACCAAAATCAAGCCAAACCTGGTAAGTTCCAGGCTGGGCTACGTGGATTATGCTATTGGTACCATCATCCAATAACCTCACACCAGGACTGCTCTCTGGTTGTACAGCACCTGTTCCGAAAGGCTTGGCAGGTGTCATAGTGCCAGTTCCTTTAGCAGACCATGTAAATGGGACATCCTTATTCATTTGCGGGAAAAACAATTCTACAGTATAATCAACGTAGATAGTCCCCGCCATATATGCACCTGTACTCTTAGGTGCCCAATAATACATGGCCCCAATATCAGTTACTCTGGCATTCGCCCTAGTAACCATGGCAACACCAGTATCACTATCTGTATATGGCATATCCATATCACGGACGTAATACCTTTCAGTTAAGTACTTCTTAGGAACATCCACCGATGCCTCTTGCCAAATCGGTGTGTCAAAAAACACCCCCTGATTCGCAATGTAGGCTGGTACCACACTATCGAGATCAACATCGAGAGGATCGAAATCAACAGCCAACATTACTCTTCCATCAGTAGTAGCTCCTACCGATGGAACATAAATAAATTTCAGGCTTAGAAATCGATACTTCTCGAAACGCCTACCAATGGCCGCCAACCAACTAAACAATTTGTTGTCTCCTGGGTTGATATAAAATATATCAGCTGCTTCATCAACAGTTGTAATATATGGTTGACACACAAGTTCACGGTTATGAATAACCGTGGACCTTGCCGTTTCCCTGCGGACAATAGCAGTCCTAGTGGAACTAGGTTGCATTCGGAGAAATTCCTTGTCCTTGGATTTTGCTTGCTTCATTTTAGGTTTTCCTATCTTTTTCATTTTTACGCTCTCGGGGTGAAGAGTGTGTTGGTGGCGTGATCAAACAAACCACCATACTCAGGCTCTTTTATCTCAAATTGCCACTTATTCAAAAAATAGTGCTCGATAAACAACTGTCTCTCCACGCTTATATCAAACGCGCGGGCAAATGTTTCACGAGCCTTGGCACTAATTACCATAGGCTGAATATTTCTGAAGGTTTTTCCTTTCAATTCAAGTTTCAATTCCTCATATAACCAATCATCAAAATAATTAGTATTCAGCCTCCCCTTACTAAGTGACATAAGAGCCTTGGCATGTGCGGTTATTATGGGTGCTCCATTGTATGATATAAGCTCGGCCAGCCCATATGAATAAATATAATCCCTCATGGACTTAACCTTCATAGCCTTGTCAACAACAGTTGAGGTGCAAAGCACCTTGGACGGTATGCCACACATCACCCACCCATTTACATAGATGGGCCTAGTCTGGCAATAATCCAACTGTTCAAAATGGCGGACAGGCTCGGACACCGAGAACACTTGCCCAAGTCTCCCACCTAATTCAACAATGCATTCCTGCCACCCAGTTTTCAACTCTTTAATATCAGTGGTGACATTGCTATCATCACCGTTAATTTTAAACCGCACATCCATCTTCATATATACAACATACATAATAAATAAGTATGTTAGTGTATGCAGACACCCCTGCACTGATGTATCCCTCTTACCAGATAATAATTTACCTTCCAATGTGGCCACAAGTCCAGTGTCACTATATAAATGAGCATATCTACAATATTTTTGTAATGTTCTATATATCCAGTGACTAACTCTATTATAAAATAACCATGTCTCATCCATCATGGCATTGGACTGGTGACCCTCAAATTTATCACCATCCATTGGAATAACAACCGGTACGCCATATGACTCCCAATCTTCACGAAGGGCAATGGCCTGTTCACGAAGGGTTAGGCCTTTCGTGAATAGCCTACCACCCACTTGCCTAGTGGGCTCACCAATTAGGATACCTTCGATCGGATCGATTCCAATCAATTGTATCAACTGTTCTTCCAATGGTTTGATAAACCGGGCCATCAATAAACATAAAACAGGGCTAGTTGCATAAATACCTCTGGGTTTCCTAACTTTCCCAAATGGCTCAACTAACTCCTTTTGGTTCTTTACAAACACTTGAGTGGCCCTTATCTGGTCATCGTACACCCCACTATAGATCATACGCAAAGCTTTCTCATACTTCTTCTTCTTTGCCGACCTATAACAATTAATAACCTCACGGAAACCAATTGGGTGTACATCAAACCTAGTTGCTAAATATTGGTAGAATTTCCTAACCAACACAAGCATGCTAGGCTTGGGTTCACAAACAGGCAGTGCAATTCTTTGGCATACTGCTGCTACAACATTCTCCGCACAATTTGAAAACACATAAACAGTTGTGTCGAAAAATGGACATCGTGCCACGCGCACAAATTTACGCCGGTGTGGATTCCTACCGTAAGTGTTAACAGGGCCAGGCAATTGGTGAATTTTCAAACAATCACCATAATCAAAATTACCATGACCCACACATACGGTATAATACCACACCGGCACATCTAAGGGCGCAGCATGTCAATCAATCTGGAAATCTTAGAATTTCCATACAGCAGCTTTTGTAGGAGCTCTGACTCCCAAACGCCCATATATGAGGTCATTTGCACAGTATTAACCAAACATTCCATTTCATTATGTGTGCATTGCTCCCTGTCATAATAACGACAGACAGCACACCGTTTTTGGTTAACTTTCGTAAAATGAAACCTCACTTCCTGCTTCAACCTATCAATAAGGTAAGCATCGCGTTTGGAACCGAGAGCAAGACACGCCACCTTCCTACATAAGGAAATGGGTATATCAAATAAAAATGGAAGTCGAGACATGTAAATCTTACGCTGCTCTAAAGTTAGTGGTTCAAGTTTAACAAAATAGGCCACACTAGCCAAAACACCACCACCAATCAGAGAATTCACATTTACGACAAACCTATCACCAACAATTACCGATTTCCTCGTGAATAGCCATGCAGCCAGCAAGGCTAAACCACCTCGAAGAGTTCCTACAAACCATGGTCTCTGCATCAAATTGAGATGTGGTTCCATCAACATCTCTCCACCCTTATCAACATCCAAAGTGCGAGAAACGGCTCGCTCATTATCAATTTCAATTTCATCAATCGAGCCGTCGATGGAGTCCAAATGGTTTACTCCATCACTCTGCGGGGTTACAGAGCCCTCGCGTACTACTGGAGGTATTCCAGCACCGGTATCTTCATACCTATCATCCTGTATAAATACAGTACCCTTTTTCTTGGGGACGTACTTGCCCCTTCGCATGGGCCTACGATTGGTAGCATAAATGCCACCACGACCGCGGCCTCTCCTCCGATACACATTACGATTCCTATCAATAGGAATCATATTCTGCACGGGGAGTTGCAACATAGGGGGGGGAGTTGGCTGCTCCCCCCGCTGATCCTCCAAAT